TGGGTTGGAGCTAGATTGAGTATTCAAACAATTGGAATTGTGGGTGTTGCAATTGGAGCAAGTGGAGTATTTACTACTTCAACATCAATGGCTGGAAATCTTACTGTTAATCAACAGGTTGGTATTTCTGGAACTAACACAAGTGGAGGAGCAGTAACAAATGGTGTGTACTACATTACTGCAACTAATGGAACAACATCATTTACTCTATCTGCTAGTGGTGGCGGACCTCCAATTACAACTACCGCCGGAACTCCAGTTGGTTTGACATTCACCTATTACGGAAACAGTGCATATCAAGATGCATATGTTACTGAATACAAAGGTTCAGATCAAACTGCAACGGTAGCTCAGTGGGCAGGTGGTCAACCTGCAACCGGGCATAATATTTCTTATAATATTGCTCGTAAATATCCATCGGATGGATATACTGTTGTTAGCCAAGCAATTTTATCGTCATTAGTTTGATAATAAATATTTTAATATAATAAGAAAGGAACACTATGAAAAAGAAACCAGCTAAGAAGATGATGATGGATAAGAAGATGGACAAGAAGATGGCAGTTAAGAAAGCCGCTTCCAAGAAGAAGCCTTATTAAATTTAACGAAAGATACACAATATGAATGAAGAGACTCCCGATATGATGGAACAATCCTCCGAGACTCCAGTCATGTCTTCGGAACAATCTCTTACATCGACTCCAGAGGATGCTCAGCTTGCTCGTGAGAAAGTAGCCTTTGATGCTTATGTAAGAAACCAAGGTATGGCTGTCCCTGAAAACTTCAAGGATGCCGGAGCTTGGTTTGAGAGTTTAAAGACTGCTCAAAAAGGATACACTCAGTCACGACAAGAAGTCGCAGACCTGAAGAAGAAGTATGAACAAAACCCGTCAACTGCTAATCCAGTTGCGGGACAGCCTGTGGTAGAACCTGTGAAGGAAGTAATTCCTTTGTTACCAGAGGTCTTAAAGATTCCAGAGAACAAGGTTGAAGAGGTAGCCAAGGTAGAAAACATCCCGGCATCCTCAGATGATTGGAAGCAGTGGACCATTGAGTTCACGGCTAACAATGATCTTTCGGCTGAGACATTGGAAGTCATTAAGAAGAAGACTGGTCTTCCTGATTATGTTGTTAATGAATATATGCAGGGACAGAAGGCTAAGATTGAGATGGCTTATACTAAGGCATCTGAGTTAGTTGGTGGTCGGGAAGAGTTGAGTAAACTCTTTGTCTGGGCTAGCAAGAATCTCAGTGCTGCAGAACAGGCTTCAGTCAATCAGAACCTAGCATCGGCATCTTGGGATGTAGCCCTCTATGGGCTTCAGGCTAAGTATGCTAAGACCACACAGACAAGCAAGGGTGCAGAACCCAAGCCAACCGCAAGAGGGCAAATCCCTATTGCATCAACGCAACAAGGACTCACTGGTTATCAAACCAAGCGTGAGTTCTCTGCTGAACGAAACAACCCTAACTTTAACAACAATCCAAAGTTTAGGGAATATGTTGAACAGCGAATGATGCGTACAAATTTCTCTAATCTACCCAAGTAATCCGTCTTTCGAGACACCGGATTATTTCTGAAGTCCCATGATAAGCAAAGCCCCCATATGGTAATGGCTGGCTTTCATGGGACTTCACTCGACTACTAGACTCTTTTTGAACAATCGAAAGGTTGAGTTCATTTTAGTCTCAAATAAAAAACAAGTTTCTATTTTAAGGAGAAACACACATGGCATTTCAGACAAGCTCCGATAATATCGCAGCAGCAAATTTTTCATTACCCCGTACTACTGCATCCGCAGGTCCCGATGGAACCGGAACTAATAAGCTTTGGCTCCCACTGTGGTCTGGCGAAGTTATTAATGCATATGATCAATACAATATGTTTGAGAATATGATCACCACTAAGAGTCTTACTGGTGGTTTCTCATATGAGTTCCCTATGACGGGTACCGTTGACCTTCGTCCATCGTGGGATGCAGGTGTGGAACTCATGGGTGGTAGCTCAGCAAGCAGTTCCATTAAGGTTCAGCTTGATAACCGCCCTATGGCAGCTCACTTTGAAACTGATAACATTGATATGCTTATCACTCAGTGGGACTATCGTTCTGAACTGGCTCGTCAGGCTGGCTTGCAGCTTGCTAATACCCGTGATAAGCAGCTGGCAATTGCTCTTGCAGCTGCTTGCGCGGTTCCTCAGCTTACCGGAACCGTACCGAGCGGAGGTGATGCTCGTGGTGTTGCAGCGGCAGCATTCCAAGCACCAGCAGTAGTTAGCACTAGCATTGTTGCTTCTGCTGCTACTGAAACTGAGTGCTTAAAGGTTCTGCAGGAAATTGAGAATTATCTTGTTGTCTGCCAAGAGAACGATATTGCAGTTACTGATGTATACTGCGTTGTTACTCCAAAGGTATTCCAAGTCATTCGTGCGCTTGGTATTCCAAGAAGCCCAAGTATCTTGGCTGGCTCCACTGTTGTTGGTAGTGCTTTCGTTAATAACCCAATGTTTACTGGTGCCGATGAATATGGTGCTGGTGCTCCGATTTCAGTGGGTATGAATCAAATGACTGATAGTCTTGATTACATGGGTGTCAAGATTGTTAAGACCAATCACTTGCCTAAGACCAATCTTAACATCACTGCTAACAACATTGGTAGTGGTAAGTATAACTTAAACTGCGCTGCTACTGCAAATGCAGCTGGTGCAAGCGGAGCTAATCAGGGTTTTGAAACTCTCTTTAGCTTCTATGGTATTATCTTCCAGACTAACGCTGTTGCTGGTCTGTCTTTACAGGGCATGAAGGTTGACACGGTTCAGGATGTTCGCCGTAACACCCAGTTCACGGTTGCTAGCATGCTTAAGGGTACTGGTATCGTTCGTCCAGAAACTTGCCGCGCTCTTATCTCCGGCTCTGGTTCGACTGTTACCCGTGCCGCACTTGTAGCGCATTTCGAGAGTGCAAGTGTTAAGTCCGCTACAGCAACTGATGCTGGTGCAACGGTTAACACCAACTTTGCTAACGGCTTCGGCGGTGAGTACGCTCAGGCTTAATGATTAATTTTATCTTTTACTCTGTCTGCGAATTTTTATCCGCTGATTAGTAGGAGGTGATCGTTTATCTACCCCCGGCTCCCTTAAGTGGGAGCCGGTGGGTTTTTTCTAACAACTAAAGGAGGCTACTATGGGCTTAATAACTAAGCTACAGGCAATTAATCAAATGCTACTGGCTTCAGGTGAGAACCTTGTAGCTGACCTTGAGGGTGAGTCGGGTATTGATACTGGTATTGCTGACACCCTACTTGAACAAGCAAGCATTGACCATCAACTCAGAGGTCTTGCTAGTAATAAATTTATCCGTAAGTTTGAACTTACAACCAATGGCTACATTGTTTTACCTACTCCAGATTCTGATGAGTCTGGTATCTTAGCCGCTGAGTTATTATCACAACACCAAAATGAGGATAATTTAATAATCAAAGCAAGAATATTAAACAATGCATCTCCTGCTCGTATGTGGAATGTAACAGACAATACCGATATTTGGGAATCTGCTAAAGGTCCTTATTATATTGAATTCACAATGAAGCTACCTTGGGAGAACCTAGAGACTTCAGTACAGAGAGCCATCATGGCTACTGCTATGCGTCACTACCAGAGTATTACTCAGGGTGATGAAGCAACTGATGCCTTCTTGGGATACCAAGAACAACTCTTTACACTTAAGAGTAGAGCAGCAGATGTTAATGACAAGAAGAAAAACATCTTTGACAGCAACAACATGCTTAGAGATGTTGCAATGCGTACTCGTTATTTTAGTGATCCTAATCGGTTTAGATACTTTCGCAGTGGAGGTTTTTAATGGCTATTCGCAGACGAAGCCCACAGAGTGGCTATGCCTCAACCAAACTTCCTGTCTTCACAACTAACTCTGTTGGTAGACAGTCGCCTAATAGACGGCAACCAAACGAAGCAGAAAATATTGACAATGCTTTAGTTTCCCTAGAGCGTAACTTTGAGAAACGACCCGGCTTTGAGATTG